AAACTGGTCAATTTCAAAGTGGATCATCTCATGTAGGCTGTAATGTTTACGAGATTGCAGGATGACCAAGCCCATGGAAATCGCTGGCTAATGGATAACCTCATCCACATCATTGACGGCCTCATAGCCATTGTGGTTCTGGGTTTTGGCTATTGGGCCTCGACTTTGCAGAAAGAGGTCAAGCGCGTAGAAATCTTGCTTAATAGGACAAGAGAGGACTACGCGACTAGGACTGATATGCGCGATGACATGCGGGCCGTAATTGAAGGGTTGCATAGAGTAGAGGACAAGCTAGATCGTGTTTTAGGCCGGAATGTTGAAAGAAGGGACTGACAATGATCGAAATAGCCGCAGCTGCTTCTATCGCCGCTCAGTCTTTCAAAATGTTAAAAGCCGGTTTTGCCGTGGGCCGCGATTTGGAGTCAATGTCATCGGACTTGTCGAGGTGGATGGGTGCGCTTTCGGATCTCGATCAAGCAGAAAAAGAGGCTAAAAACCCGCCAATATTCAAAAAACTGTTTAGTGGGAAAAGCATTGAGCAGGAAGCCATCGAGGTGTTCGCTGCCAAAAAGAAAGCGGAAGAACAGAGATACGAATTAAAAATGTGGATTCAAATGTCTCTTGGAACAAAGGCTTGGACGGATTTGATTGCAACCGAGGGACGAATCCGAAAGCAAAGGCAGGAAACAATATACCGGCAGCGGGAACGCAGACGGAAATTTGTTGAGATTGTGGCGTGGGTAGTGGTGGTCGGAATTGGAGTCGTGGTGCTTTCGCTATTTGTAATGCTTCTCAAAGCTCATTCTGCCAAGGCTTCAGAGCAGATGACCACTTGCCGAAAGGTAAAATGCGAAAAGCTGGGTAAGGGCCAAATGGTTTGCGTTTTTCGAGGACAAAACAACACAATCGAAGCCCAGTTTTTTGAATATATGGAATTTATACCAAGTGAATATCAGTGCAAATACGACCCTAACGCCCGCAAGGACATAACAATACAAGAGACATTGAAGGCTGTGCGGGAGAGCCAGAAATGAGCAAAAAGCTACAGCCGAAAAGCGAATACGAAAAGTACGACATGGACGGTGACGGCGTAGTTACTGACGATGAATTGGAACACGCCAAGGAGATCCGCGAGACAGAACGGGATCTGCGCAAGAGTTTAGCGCAGCTGCGGATGGCTCGATACACGCTTATAGCGATGGGCGCCTTCACGGCTGCCATGTTTACGCCTTGGGTCAGCATCGAGCGCATCGAGGCGTTGAGTGAAATTAGTAACCTTTTCTACATTTCGGGCGCTGGGATAGTCGGCGGGTATATGACCACAACTGCATGGATGGCACGAAAATGATACAAGCATTGATTGGCCCTATCAGCGGCCTTGTCGGCTCATGGATGGACAAAAAAACTGCCGAGCAAGCTGGCAAAGCTGCGGTGGCAAAGGTTAAGGCAGAAAGCGAAGCTGCCGTAATGGTGTCAGCAGCGACATCGACTGCCGAGTGGGAAAAGCTGATGGCGAAGGGCAGCCAAAATTCGTGGAAAGACGAATGGCTAACCGTGCTGTTTTCAATTCCGTTGATCTTAGCGTTCTGCGGCGATTGGGGAAGGCACATTGTAGAGCAGGGCTTTGCGGCCTTAGAGGCTATGCCGGACTACTACCAATACACATTAGGCGTAATTGTAAGCGCGTCATTTGCCGTCAGATCAGCCACCAAGTTTTTCGGGAAGAAGTGATGGAATACAATTTTGAATATTGTTTAAGGACGATGCTGCGGTCAGAAGGTGGATACGTTACTCATCCAGATGATCCAGGCGGCCAGACTAACCTTGGCGTGACCAAGGCGGTCTATGACGAGTTTTACGAAACTGAAGCTGACGAAGAAACGATGCGTGGGCTTACAGAAAAAGATGTCCGGCCAATTTACCACCAGAACTACTGGATGAAATGCAAATGTGACGATCTTCCGACAGGCGTTGACCTCATGGTGTTTGACATTGCCGTGAACAGCGGAGCGGGCAGGGCTGGAAAGATATTGCAACGGGTTGTGGGCGCAACGATTGACGGTGGCATTGGGCCGCAGACCTTGGGCATGGTCGAAAAGATGGAAAATCAGGACATCATTGCAGCTATGGGCGCAGAGCGAGAGGCGTTTTACAGAGAGCTTTCTACATTCGATACGTTTGGCAAAGGCTGGCTTAATCGCAATCAGCACACAACCGAGGCGGCGATGGAGATGGAAAACCTTGAGGTTCTAAAAAACGAAGGGGTGCCGGTCTAATGGCTTCAGCGAAGCAGATCAACGACCTTGATAAGCGTATTTCTGCTGCCAAACGGCAGAAAGCGTCTATTGAGGCACGAAATGACTTCTTGAAGTTTACAAAACTAACAATGCCAGACCCAGATGACCACGATAACGTGGATATGTCGCTATTCAAGGACGCAAAGCACCATCGAGCGTTGGCAAAAGTGCTGGAAAAGGTTGAAAAGGGCCATATTCCGCGCCTTATTGTCTGTATGCCGCCCAGACATGGCAAATCCGAACTGATTTCCAGACGATTCATACCGTGGTTAGTGGGCAAAGACCCATATCGCAGCGTTATCTTTGCTACTTACAACGAAGATTTTGCGAAAGACTTTGGTGCTGACTGCCGTGCGATTATGGCGTCACCGCAATACAAGCATGTGTTCCCACGCCATACATTGCGCCAAGGCGGCGCATCTAAATCACGGATACAGACAGGCTCCGGCGGCATGTCTGTGTTTGTTGGTCGTGGAGGCTCAATAACGGGCCGTGGAGGCGACTTTGTGATCCTCGATGACCCAATCAAAGACAGCTTGGAAGCTGGCTCTCCTACGCTGCGAGAGCAGCTTTGGACATGGTTTACGCAAGTCCTGATGACACGCTTGATGACGGCATCTGCCAGCATTGTGATTGTGCAAACCAGATGGCATGAGGACGATTTGATCGGTCGGCTGACTGACCCCACAAATCCGCATTACACAGAAGAAGAAGCGTCAAAATGGAAAATTATTAACCTTCCTGCGCTGGCAGAGGACGATGACCCACTTGGCCGTGAGGTTGGCGAGTTGTTGTGGCCGGAGCGGTTCGATATGGACTTTATGACTGCCCAGCGGCGGTTAGACAGTCGAGGTTTTACTGCGCTTTACCAGCAGCGGCCAACGCCAGAAGACGGTGATCTGTTCAACAGGGCCAATCTTAGTTTCTACGACAAGAAAAGTTTACCGAAAGACTTGCGAATTTATGCCGCGTCTGACCATGCGGTAGGCGTTGATAAAACCCGAAATGACGCAACATGCTTGCTGGTTGTAGGCGTGGACGAAAACGATGATATCTATTTGCTCGATTGCTGGTGGGAAAAGCAGCCGACAGACAAGGTGGTTACGGCCATGCTGGACTTAATGAAAAAGCATAAACCCTTAATCTGGTGGGCTGAAAAGGGCCATATCAGCAAGGCGATCGGGCCTTTCTTGCGTAAGCGCATGGCTGAAGAAAAGACGTACTGCCGCATCGAGGAGGTAACTCCGGTGCAGAACAAGGTTCAACGGGCGCAATCAATTCTGGGCCGCATGGCAATGAAAAAGGTCAAACTGCCAAAAACATCACACTGGACACAAAAAGCTGTCGATGAGTTGTTGAAGTTTCCAAACAGCCGCCACGATGATTTTGTCGATACTGTTGCGTGGGTAGGCATGGGGCTGGATAGGTTAACAACGCCTGGTGGAGTGGTGGCAAACACCAATAAAATACCGGAAGTTGGAACATTCGCATGGGTTAAATGGGATTCTGAAATGCGTAAGAAACATGACAGAATCCACAACACGACAGGTGGCTGGTAATGGAAAAAGATGATTTTATGTCTGTAACAGTGGTCGAAGAAGAAAAGCCAGAGACATCAGAGCGCCGCAAGCGACTTGTCTCGGAGATTTCAGCGCGGATCAAAAGCGCCAAGAAATTCCATGAAAAAGCATTTAAGCAGATGAGCAGGGACATGGACGCTGCGCTAAACGGGTATGATGACCGCGAGTGGAACGACAGTAACTATGTCGCCAACATCTTGCAGCGCCATGTTCAGCAACGCACAGCTGCCTTATACGCTAAAAACCCAAGGGCTGTTGCCACCCGCCGCGACCGGATGGATTACGCAATATGGGATGGTGACGAGACAACTTTGGGCATGGCCTATCAGTCATCACAGACTGCGGCCCAATCTGGGCTGCCAGTGCCTTTTGAAGCGCAAGCCATTATTCAAGATTATATGAATGGTCAAAATCACCGCAAAATGCTCGATAATGTAGCAAAAACTCTGGAACAGCTGTTTGACTACTTTATGAACGAGCAAACACCATCATTCAAAGCGCAGATGAAAGGGCTTGTCCGGCGGGTTGTCACCACGGGTGTAGGATACGTCAAGCTGGGATTCCAACGGGATATGGACAGGCAGCCGGAAGTGGCGGCTCAGATCGCTGACGTACAAGCCCAAATCGACTACATAAGCAGGATTGCCAAACAAGCAGCTGAAGGCAAGATCAACGAGGACGATCCGCAAATCGAGGAATTGATGCTGTCTCTCAAGGCTCTCACAGAAGAACCTATGATGATCGTGCGCGAGGGTATGCTGTTTGATTTCCCAGAGGCCAACAGCATCATCATCGATCCGATGTGCCGTCAATTACGGGGGTTTGTGGGCGCAAACTGGATTGCGCATGAGATGTATTTAACGCCTGATGACGTAGAAGAAATATACGGCGTAGATATTAAGACCAAGTTTCACTCATATGATGTGAAAGGCCGGTTGATGGGAGAGGGCGATTATCAAAGATCGTCACGCGATGAACTGGATGTAAACAAGGCCAACAAAGAAGGTTTGGTGCTGGTTTACGAATATTACGACCGCAAAAGCGGGCTGCAATATTGCCTCGCTGACGGGTATGACGACTTTTTGCGTGAGCCTATGGCTCCTGACATAAAGGTAGAAGCTTTCTGGCCGGTGTTTCCGCTGGTGTTTAATGAGGTAGAGCATAAGGATGTGCTGTACCCACCGTCAGACATAAAACTGCTTATGCCAATGCAGAATGAATACAACCGCGCACGACAAGGGTTGCGTGAGCATAGACGGGCCAACAGGCCGAAATATGCTGCGCCAGCGGGCATGTTGGAAGAAGAAGACAAGGCAAAATTAGCCACGCATCCTGCAAATGCGGTGATCGAACTGCAAGCACTGGCTTCTGGGCAAAAGGTTAATGACGTAATCCAGCCCGTCCAGCAAATAGGCATCGATCCCAATCTGTATGAAGTCAAAACGATCTTCGATGATGTACAGCTGGTTGTTGGCGCACAAGAAGCTAACTTTGGCGGCGTATCTAAGGCCACAGCTACAGAAACCAGCATTGCGGAATCATCAAGGATGTCGTCACTTGGCGCAAACATCGATGATCTGGACAGCTTTATGTCTGAAATAGCCCGCGCAGCTGGGCAAGTCATGCTGTTTGAAATGTCGGCAGATGAGGTCAAAAAAATAGTCGGGCCTGGTGCGGCTTGGCCGGAGATGACCCGCGAAGAAATCATGGAGGAGGTTTTCCTTGAGATAGAGGCGGGATCAACCGGCAAGCCAAACCGTGCAGCTGAACTACAGAACATAGAGCGCATCATGCCCTTCTTGTTGCAAATTCCAGGCATAGACCCAAGTTGGTTGGCGAAGGAACTATTGAAACGCCTCGATGACAAGCTAGATATCACACAGGCAATAGTAGAGAAGATTCCAAGCATTGTGGCTATGAACCAGACGCAAGGTGAGGGGAGCGGCGACCCCGCATTAGCAGGGCCGCCATCGGGAGGGGCATCTAATGCACCTATGTTAAATGCCGGTACGAGTGGGTCACTTCCACCTATGGGCAATAATCAATAGCATTTTGTTGAAAGATACGATCAACAAAGCTAGAATGTATTAAGAAAGGGACGCAAATGGTTGATGAACCGAAAGAGTTAGATTCGTCCTCTGACTCAAACCCACAAGACGAACTTGATCTAGCAGTAGATCAGGAAGCGCCTACGTCTAGCGCAGAAAGCGAAACCGAGGAAGATTTACTGGCTGTTGTGCAAAGCGCAATGACCGGCGAAGAAACCGAGGAAGCGGAATCGCAATCCGTTGAGGAAGATGAAGGAGAAGACGAGGAAGCTGAAGCCGATCTATTGGAAGCCTCTGTTGAGGACGATGATGGTGAAGTGCCGGATCGAGGGCCAGTACCGTATGACCGATTCCAGAAAGTCGTCTCCCAGAAAAACGAATTTAAGAAGGACTCTGAGCAATACCAGAAAATAACTAGCTACTTATCGACCAACAACATCAATGCCGAAGAAGCCTCTACTGGCTTGCAGATTATGGCGATGATGAAAAACGACCCGATGAAGGCGCTAGAAGCATTGACACCATACATGGAGTCTTTGCGTCAAGTTACTGGTGATGTGATGCCGGACGATATTCGTAATCGGGTAGACGATGGATACATGGATGAGGACGCCGGTAAGGAACTTGCTAGGGCAAGAGCGGAAGCAGCCCAGCTTAGACAGACCAATGACAGAGTTGCAGAGCAGCAAGTCCAACAGCAAAGCCAGCAACACTTAACTCACTTGGCGCAGACAGTCACGGCATGGGAAACAAAAACCCGTCAGTCAGACCCAGACTTCGACCTCAAGCAAGATGAGATCGATGACCGTGTAAGGGTTTTAGTTGCAGAGCGTGGTAGGCCACAAACTGATGAAGCAGCAATAGCATTAGCTAACGAGGCTTACACTCAGGTAAATGACCGCTTTAAGTCACGAATTAGCAGCAAAAGGCCCATGCGCACGGCATCAGGTGGAAAACTTGGTGGTACGCCCACGCCAGAGCCAAACAGCCTGTTGGAAGCAGTGCGAGGCGCTATGGCAAACGGCCCCACCTAATTTGGAGTAAGATAGATGGCATTTTCATCTGCTGAATTGGCTAACATCGCCAACGCTGCGCTCGACTACTATATTGATCGTGGCAAAGTGTACGCAAATTCACTTCAAGACAAACCTCTCCTTGCTGCTATGGACAAATCTGCAAAGACGTTTCCAGGCGGTAAAGAGAATGTTTCTCTGGCTGTGAAAGGCGCATACACAACAACTGTTGCTGGATATACGCATAACGACACTGTGTCATATGCCAATCCGGCTAACATCAACCGAGTAAACTACGCATGGAAAGAACACCATGCTGGTATTTCGCTGACCCTGACCGAACTGAAAAAGGACGGCATCAGTGTCACGGACTCGTTGAACAGCGCAAGCACTTCCAACCATAGTGGTCGTGACGCCACGGTTCTAGCTAATCTTCTTGAAGACAAGCTGGACGACATGATGGAAGGTTATGCGCAAGGCATGAACTCATTGCTTTATGGCGATGGTTCTGGCAGCGCGACTGCACTTGCCGGTATCCGCTCGATTATCGTGGATGACCCATCTGCCTCTGGCACGACTGTTGGCGGCCTTTCTACTGTGTCGAATACATGGTGGAGAAACCGCGCCAGTGTTGCAATTTCAACTTCGTCTTCTGGACAAGAGTTGATTGAAACACTGCACTCTGAAATGCGTCAGCTAAAGCGTTTTGGCGGCAAGCCAACGCTGGCACTTGCTGGTTCTGCCTTCCTAGATCGTCTTGCAGACGAACTGCGCCGGAATGGTAATTACAGCAACACCGGCTTTGCTCGTAACCAAGACATTTCAATGGGTGAAATCAATTATAATGGAATGACCTTCCAGTATGATCCTTCACTCGATGATCTGACTATTTCGGGCAAAACTCCGTCAAAGCGTTGTTACATCATCGACCCGTCAAAAATGTATTTGCACTACATGGATGGCGAGAAGATGAAGCGTCATGCGCCAGCCCGTCCGGCTACGCAGTACGTTATGTATCGCGCTATTACAACAACCGCAGTCTTGTGTGCGTCACAGCTTAACTGTCACGGCGTTTACGAGATCGCCTAACTCGGAGGCGCGGTAGCTTGGCTGCCGCGCCTTTCATTAAGGAAGGGAAACTATGGAATATCATTTTGCATCTTTGGCAATCGGTGGAGACATCACGCATGTCATTGCTAAAGACTATGTGACGGCATCTGAAATAGTGATGCTGCGCCACATTCACGGCGACCACGCTGTAACCAACATTCGTCCAACTGGAACATTCGATCACGATTCTGATGCAGAGCGGGATCGTCTTGGAGAACTGTATGATGACGCAACTGTGGAACAGGTTTTTGGCAAGTATGGCGATATGCCAACATCTCTTGCAGCGGCTAAAATCGAAGATAGTTACATGGATCAAGTCTGGCTTACGAAAAACGAAACCAAAACCAAAAAAGCCGCAAAAAAAGCCGCGCCTAAAAAACGTGCTCGCACGGAGAAGGGCCACTTTATCGCAGACGACCCAACGACTGACGCGAATGAGGCGTTTGTAGAGGAGTAAGTCATGGCAAGAGGCACGACCCTAGCTATTTTGATAAACGATTTAAGATCAGAGATAGGCCATTCTCTTGAGCCATCTTTGGGCAAATCGACAAGGGATGTGCTGGTTAATGTCATACAACGAAACCAAAGGCGGCTGTGGGATGATTACGCATGGCCGTTTTTGCGTGTTCAGCGCGACATCACAATTTCATCAGGGCAAAGATATTACTCTTTGCCAAGCGACATGGTGTTTGAGCGCATCGAGCGTGTTGAATTTAAGCACGGCGACTATTGGGAAAAGGTCGAGTACGGCGTAGGTGCAGATCAATATAACCAACATGACAGTGACAGAAACGTGCAGTCATACCCTGTCCAGCGATACGATTCATATGAAAACGACCAGATTGAGCTTTGGCCTATACCTTCAGAAAACAGCGACACGACCACCAAACAAGGCATGTTGCGGTTTCACGGTATTAAAAACCTTTCCGGCTTGATTAACGAAACTGACAAAGCTGATCTTGATGACCAGCTGATAATTTTGTACGGGGCTGCCGAGATGTTGGCCCGTCAAAAACAGGGCGATGCACAGAACAAACTGGCGCAAGCACAGGCGCATTACTCAAGACTGAAGGCGCGGTTAGCAAAGACCGAAACATTTGTAATCGGAGGCGGCGAGCCAGAAGGCATGTACCGTCCGAAAGGGCCACCACTGATAGCAACAACAGGCAGCTAATATGCCCTACATTCTGGTTGAAGATTTTAGAGGTGGCCTAGACACTAGGCGATCCAACGTGACGGCAACGCCTGGTACGCTTGTTACCCTTACAAACGCTCACATAACGCGGGGCGGCGAGATAGAAAAGCGTCCGGCGTTTGTCTCTCTTGCTGCGTTGCCGTCCAACACCAAAGGTCTAGCAGCTGCAAACGGCCAGATATATGTGTTCGGCCATGAGGCTGCATCGAGCGTTACCTTTGCAACCGGAACACCGGCCAACGTAAACTATGTGCGGCTACAGCATCCTAGCGGTACGGCGCTGACAAAGATCCTTGATACTGATTTTTTCAACGGCCAAGTGTACGCCGCTGCGCAGTTTGCTGATGGCAGAATTTATCATTACTACAACGGCGTTAGAATTACTGACTGGTTTGACGGCAGAGCCAGAGCCAAGGTGCAGATAACCGGAGGTTCAGCTGGCGGCACGGCGGCAACAGGATCGTTTACAGTTACCGGCGGCACGGCCAACCCAGGCGATAATATTCGTACAGTGACGGTGAATAATGTCGATTTGATAACGACAGCTGTTGCTCATACGGGCAATAATTCGACAACGGCTACCAATATAGCAAACGCCATAAACGGCAATACAAGCAGCCCAAATTATACCGCGTCTGCGTCTGGGGCCGTTGTTACCATCACTTCTGTAGCTGTTGGGGTGTCAGTCAACGCATTTGCTGTTGCCGTCCAAGTTGACGGTGCTGCCACTGTCGGCAGCATTAGCGCAATGTCAGGCGGCGTAGACAATGCGATTACAAACATAACTGTCAATGGTGTGCCGATTATTGAAAAACAGGTTGCTTGGGCGACATCGAACACTGCGACTGCCGAATTGGTGGCAGAGGCAATTAACGACTTTTCATCTGCGCCAGAGTACGAGGCGACCGCAACGGGGGCAGACGTAAACATTATATCCAAAGAGTCAGGCACCTCTTTTAACAACTTTGCCATCGTTGTGTCTGTAGCGGGCAATGTGACGACAGCATTTAGCCCTTCTCCACAAAATTACCTTGATGGTGGCGCTACATCAAACAGCATCAATGGCTATTCTCCTGGTGGACATATCAGACCGGTCAAAACAAAAATGTATGCGCTTTCTGACAGCTTGCTACATTTTAGCGGCGTTAACGACCCGACAGAATGGAACGATGGTTCGGTTGGTGCTGGCTTTATCAACCTGTCAAACAACGCTTCTGGATCAGAAGACCTACAAGCTATTGCAAATTATTTTGACAATATAGCCGTGTTTGCCCGTCAAGCTGTGCAGATATGGTTTGTTAGTTCTGATGAAAATCTTAATCAACAAATCCAAGTGCTAAACAACACTGGCACAATGGCTCCGCAATCTGTCATAGAGTTTGGTGATAATGATGTATTCTATCTTAGTGTGTCGGGCGTCAGAAGCCTTAGAGCAAGAGATTCTTCCAATGCCGCGTTTGTCGGAGACATTGGCAACCCCATTGACGAAACGGTCATCGAGGCCATTCGGGCCGATGAGACATCAGGCGAGGAAGCGCAGGGCATACTAGACCCACGAAATGGTCGTTACTTACTGGCTATTGGCAGCACAGTCTATGTGTTCAGCTACTTCCCATCGAGCAAAGTGTCTGCTTGGTCAACTTATGAACCAGGTTTTGTCATCAATAGCTGGGCTTATGACGGGGATCAGGTTCTTTGCCGCAGTGGAGATGTTCTTTACAGCCTTGGCGGTGCAGACGGTGCAACCTATGACAACGCTACTGTCACAGTACAAATGCCGTTCCTCGATGCTACCCGCCCAGCCGACAGCAAGGATTTCACTGGCATCGATGTGACTTGCACAAACCAATGGGACATTAGCGTTGCGACAGACCCAACAGATATAACGGCAAGACAGAATGTGGCGACCGTGAGCAGGACAACCTACGGCCTTGGCCGTGCCACGATGACAGGATACTCGACACATATTGCCCCTAGATTGGTATGCACACAAGCCGGTGCAGCGAGGCTTGGAAACATATCGGTTCATTACGAGGGGTCTGAATCAGGATGATTTGGCAACCGGCAAGCATAGGTTCGATTTACGACATAGCCTTGAACATGCGTGAGCGTGATTTTGAGGAGTGTTCTGCTTTGAGTTTTTGTGAAAACAGGCATGAATTAGCAGACGAGATTGCTCGGTCTTGGTCAAAGTCCGATACGACCATTGTTTGCGGAACGAAAGAGATTGGAGGCATAGCTGCGTTTACTTATATGCCGCTGCGCAAAGGCGTATGGAACATGGGGTTAGTTGCGACTGACAGGTTCAACAAAATTCATCTTTCGCTGACAAAACTCATTATCAAGAGTATAATACCCACATTAGATAATGCCGGCGCTCATCGAGTGGAAGCGCAGTCAATAGCTGGATATTCAAGCGTCCACAACTGGTTAAATTTTCTAGGCTTGGAAGAAGAAAGTGTAATTAAGGGCTACGGCAGGAACGGCGAGGACTTTGTAAATTTTGCGTATGTAAGGCCGCCTCAATCTAAGCCTGGAACAGTAAAGTGGCACAGCCCAGGAGTGGTAAGTTAATGTGTATGGGATCAGTTGGTGATGGCGGCGCAGCCGCAGAGCGCAGACGCCAAGAAGAAGAAAGACAGGGCCGCATTAGAGAGGGCGATACTGCAATCGACAAGCGGTTTGCATCGTTTGACGACAGCTTTTATGACAACAGAAGAAAATCATACAGTGATTATGCAAATCCCCAAGTTGCTGACCAGTACCAAGATGCTTTCAAGAATCTGACACTAAGTCTAGCAGACAACAATTTGTTGAACTCATCTGCCGGAGCAAGAAGACGCGCAGACTTGGAAAAAAAGCGCCAAGAGTTAATTCGCAATGTAGGCCAAAAGGGCAACGAATACGCGAATAATGCGCGGGCATCGATAGAGGCAGCAAAGTCTGATTTGCGCAGCCAGAACATGAACATTGCTAATCCGACACTTGTAGCCGCAAACGCTGAAACAAGAGCGCGACAGCTTAACGAGGTGCCAGTTTTTGACCCGATGATAAATCTGTTTGCTGGCGTGACTGAAGGTTTGGCAACTCAGGCTGACCTAGAGCGCAGAACAAAAAACAGAGAAGGCCCGCTATTTAACTTTGGTGGCAGCGGAACGGTAAAACCATGATGATTCTCAACACTGCGTTTGACGATTTTGTTGTTGGTGAAGTTATCGGATTGATGGCTGAAAGCGAGTGGCATTGCCGCTATTCGCCAGAAGATATCGACCGGTTAATTACCCCTGCTGTTTATTACGACAGGGCACGTTGTTATTTTGATGCCGAAACAGAGGATTTGGTTGGGTTCATAACTTGGACTTTTCTTAGGCCAGAAGCCGAAAAAGGGTACATTGAAGGCACTCGTCTGTTGCAATCAGAGGATTGGACAACCAGCCCTAGTGACGGAAATTTGTGGATCATCGATATGGTTGCGCCTTTTGGCGGTGTGCGAGAAATGGCACGAACTACAAAACAATGGTTTGACTTGCATTACAAAGGCCATTGCCGTCAGGCATTTTTCAAGCGCGTCTTAAAAAACAACCGAATTGGGCGCATTGCGTCCAGTGTAACTGTGCATTAGGAGGTAGCTATGGGCGGCGATTCAAGTGGCAATGACAGCACTGACGACTATTCAAAAATGAACCCAGCTGACCGCCAGAACCAAGGACTTTACAAGGCTAAAAATATTTTTGGGCAAGACGAAATCCGTGCGCCTGTTTTTAACAACGATGGCTTCCAAGCGGGTTACACTTCAAACGCTTTACCTGGGTTGGCTACTGCTATCGGCGCAATGCTTAATGACGGTAAAACTCCGCAAGTTTACACAGGTGATAGCCGCTATAACCCTAATGCAGATGCAATAGCCCGATCTCAAGGCAAGGTGTTGCAAAACTTCTACAGCCTCGATGGCACAGTCGAGCAGCGTTATGTTGACCCTAATGGCGGTGACGGAGGCTCTAGCCAACAAGCCGCTGACCCGTTTGCCCAACAACGTGCTGAACTAGCATCTGCGAGGGCTAATCGAGCAAACGCACTAGCAGCAAAGCAAGCAGAGTTGACTAGCGCATTTGGTGAGTTTAGTGACGATTTTTACAACGATCTTAGCACCAGCTTTAGCGATTATCAGAACCCTCTTTTGACGCAAGGCTATGATGACAGTTTGCGCGGGATTTACGATGGATTTAAGGCAAAAGGGTTGCTGACACAAGCTGGTTTGGACTCTGCTATTGGCGGCCTTGATACAGCCAAAACAGCTGAAGCAGCGAGAATATCGCAGGGCGCGGCAGACTACGCAGCTGCAAGAAGGGCTGACGTAATTAAAAGGCAGCAAAAACTTGGCGATCAACTGGCTGCAATGGTTGGCGGCGCAACGACCGCAGCTGACGTAAACGCACAAACAGACGCCATCAACGCCTTTGATTTCAGCGGTGACGTAACAAAATTGAAAACACCAGCCGCCAAAGGCAACCTCGACTTTTTCCAAGGATTTAACAAAGTGGCAGCAACGGCTAGTCCACAAGTTGATCCGCAAGCGGTTTCATCAACGGGAGCCGTCCAATCTGGCAGCATAACCCCAGCAAGATTGCTGACAGGCATCCAAAGCCCATATCAAGGTAGTTCATCAAAGGTAATTTTGTAATGTGCAATCCTCCACTTATAGCCAGCGCAGCCATGACGTTAGGCGGTGCGGCGCTTAAAAACCAAGCATCGAAGCGGGCAGCCCGCATGGAAACATCAGCAATTGAAGATTATGGCAACAAGAATATGGGCCTAGAAACAGAAGCCCGTGGGGCTGTGAACCAAGTTGCTGATAACTTTGCCCCTGATAAGTTCAGTGCAGGGCAGGGCGCAGAGACTAATCGTTTGGCTGCATTGTTTAATGATACGACCGCCATCCCTCAACGAACCCTACCATCTCAGGACGGTGTGCCAGCCATTATTGGCGAAACAATGAACAGCGAATTGGCAAAGGCAGCTGCGTTTAACCAGCAGCAAGGTGCTGCGCTGGCCGAGCTAAAGGGATTTGGCGACTTCCTTGCTAACCGGATTAATCCTCAGATGGCTAACTCTGCAAACACTGTTGGCATGATGGGCAACATGATGAGTGGCAACGCCAATGTTCTAAATGCTGATTTACGCAATGCCTCAAGAAGTGCGGAATCACCAATGGGCGATCTGCTTCAAATGGGTGGCACAGTCGGCACTAATTACGGCCTATACAAAGGATAGTGACATGGCTCAACGAAGCAACGCATACAATTTTAGTGGAGACTTGTCGAGGATTGGCAGCGCACTTAGCCGCGCCATGATTGGCGATGCGCAGGATGATGCGAATATTGCCCGCGCTGGCTATTACGATGCGCAGAAGGTGGGGCAGGAATACGACAACACATTAGCAAGGCAGCTGGGGGATGCTGGCGCTGCTCTGGCGCAGAACCCGCAATTTCAAAGTGTGATTGCCCGCGCAATGAACTTAGACACAATTAACCCACAGTTTATGGGGCCGCCGTCTGACTCTCAAATTCGTACCGGAACCCCTGCCGCCTCCAATCTTGCACGAACATTCTTAGGCGAATACGGCAACGCAGAACAAATGGCTGGGGCTGCTAGTACTTATGGCGATGCCGGTGCAAGCCGTACTTTTGAGGCTATGATAAGGGATGGTGACGCCGATCAGCTGCGCCGTGGCGCTATAGGCAAGGGCTTGAGTCCAACAAAGTATTTTGATGCTGGTACTGCACAGACAGAAATTCAAAATACCAGAGACGTAGGTATGGACAAGAACGCCAAAACCCTTGCCGGAACTCAATATTCCGCAGATCAAGTTTTGGCAGCAGCCCAAAACGAAGATGATTTGCGGTTTGGGCCGGATGGCGTTGAAGCCCAAAACAATATTCGCAACAATGCAAGAGAACGCGAAGTCGGCCTTGACCTAAACGCCGCCAAAGAACGCTGGGCAAACTACAAGTCTGACAAGGAAAAAGAAGCAGCTGAATACGGCACAGACGTTCAAGCTGGCGTTGACCGTGACAAGAACAAGATGGCGGACACTCTGGCCCGCTGGGAGCATGACAATAGAGAAATTGAGATGTCTGTCGAGCCAGGAAAAGTGCTGGTTCTCGATCCAGAAACCGGCGAAAGGCTGGGACTATCTACGGTCAATGACCCCACCAGCAAATATAACGGCCTATACATCCTCGATGGCGGCGAAAAACCTGGTGCTGTGACTGTTACCGTAGGCAAGGGCGATGTCTA